TAAAAGTTTTAGTGAACCTCCCGAAGGAGGTTCTAATGAATGTATTAAATCGGTATCCAGAAATAAGCTAGCACGCGGTGATACATTCGGCTTATAAACAATGTTAATAGGCAACGGAACTATAAAACTTAAAATAGCTGAAACAAGGAACATCTTAATTAGTCTAAATATAATGTTTCTAGAATTGAAACTACTTTATTTATAGTTGGGATACATACATTAACTGTCTGTGATATCTTAGACTTTGAGGGCTGTTTTAGCTTAAGTTTATTTTTAACTACATAGAAAAGAATACCGGCTGTTATGGACTTAGGAGTCACGGAATCTAATTTATCTAAACATTCTGTGTATATATCGTTGCACGTGTGTACAGTTTTAAATGGAAGTTCAAGTGCACTGCAAAATTTTACAAATGTATCATTTTCTTTTATATCTATCTTTTGTTTTCCAAGATATTTATAAATGCTATTTGTCTCCATTATCTCAAGATATATCTTTTCACCCTTTAAGAATCCTTTTTGGTTTCCTTCTGTGTTGTCTATAAGCTTTTGACGGTCAATTGGTAAATTATTATGGACACATGCATAATAAAGACAGGCTGAGATTAGACCATTTCTAACAGACGCGCGCGTTAGCTTTCCCGATTCCATACAAATATGCCACATATCTTTAGCAGTCGGTAATACACTTGCATGAATTCCTATTATCGTACAATAACTTTGAAATTTTTCAGATATTTTCCAGAAGGTTTTCTGTTTATGACTAAATGTATACTGTAAATGAAGACGCATTGCAAAACTATTTTTATAAAAACCAGGGATAGTCCCTGTTATTTCATATGGATTATCTGATACATAAAGGTCCGCTCTCTGAGAAGATGCGCCAAATGTACCATCTTCTGATTTATAATTATTCCATTCACAAGATTGACAAATTCTATTTGTAACAACAACTCCGCAATCTAGGCAAACTTCCGTGCCTTCTGATTGATTATACTCTTTATGCATATGACTACAAACACAAATTTCTTCTTTTTTCTCTTTTTGCTCTTCTAACATTTCTGATATCTCGTCCCAAAAAGCATCTGTAATAATTTCTAAAGTCATATAGAGTATAAATCACACCTACATAATTTACAAATATCTTAATAATGATATAAAAACGTAATATTTGCGCAATAATAGAGAATTTATTTTTAAATGTATTTAATAAATGGCAGATATAACTATATTAAAGAGAGATGCTTTTGATATAACTTTAAATAAGAATGACTCTAAGTTTAATGTTAATTTAATAGCTGATGTAGAATACAACGAACCAGGATTTCAGGAATTTTTAGAATATTTTAAAAATGCTTGGTTATACATTAAAGAACAAAATGATATATATTATCTATTTATTAATCTAGGTTTATGTAAAAAAGAACACGAACTTCCTCTTCCTGCTTATATAAAGCTAATTAAGATGATAACCGATTTAAATGATATTATAATAAACCACTGTCATTCTATTTGTATACTTACAGAAGGTTCAGAAAAATGGGAAAATGCTTATAAATTAATCACTAAATTATGGAATCCACCTGAACAAAGGCCGCTTAAGTTTACACAGGACGAGAATGAAGTTAACTTATTCTTCAAGATTAATAAATTGATAAAGTAGTAAATTTGCGAAAAAATATTATTATTAAGTATCTAAAATAAGTATAAATTGCGACGCGATGAAGATAGTTACTTGGAACGTTAATGGTATCCGTTCTAGGGTTTTCAATGAACAGATTAGCTCTAAACTTAAAAAGAATGAATTAATTTACCCACAGGAATCTAGCCCTATTAAAACTCTTTTAGAAGATTATGACCCGGATATAATTTGTATACAAGAAACACGTTGTAGTATTGAAAATTCTAAAAAAATACAGGTTCCTGGTTACAAGACTTTCTTCAATGAGTCTAAAATGTCAGATGCTAGAGCAGCTGATAGATACTCTGGTACTGCTATTTTTTACAAAGAAAACATGAACATAGTAGAAATTTCTACAGAACTTCCTGGGTATCAAGACACAGAGGGACGAATTATAATAGTTACATTTGAAACCTTTAAATGTATTACTGTCTATGCTCCAAATAGTGGTACAAATTATGATAACAAAATTTCTTTTATGGAAGCGATGATTGATTATCTAAATAATATAACAGAACCTGTAGTATTTTGCGGAGACTTAAATGTTGCTATCTCTACACATTTTGACAGAACTAAAGTGGAAGAAGGTCCTGGATATTATTCTCACGAACTAGAGTTTTATACAAATCTACAAGCAATTGGATACACAGATGCTATCAAAGACGATGACATTATTTATACATGGTGGGACCCGAGACAGAGAAAAGAAAACGGGATTGCTATAACTAGAAATAGAAATAAAGGATGGCGACTTGATTATTTCTTTACTAAGAATTTCAAATGTAATCAAATTGCCAGTAAATGTTTAAAACACATTGGTGAAAATAACCTAAGTATACCTCTAGCCAGTGACCATGCCCCAGTTTTATTGGAAATAAAGAATACGTTTACAGAAGCTTAATTACCGAAAACCATCTGTACGCTCTTTGTAACAGGATTCTTGCGCATCATAGAGGCCGCTCGCGACTTTACAGCACCGCCATATTCATCGTAGAGCTCCATTAGAACATAAATTGTGAATACTAGAGCAACTGCTAGATTCGTCCACCACAATAGAGACGCTAGCATACCTTCACCACAATCCTTAGATTGGCAACAGCCCTTACCGTCCTTGGCTGAGGCTAGTTCATTAAGAACCGAGAAGGTCATCCACGCAGAAACTGCAACAACTAAAGCCATAAAGAAATTCATTTCAATTTATTTAATACAAATATTTTATTTTTAAAATGAAATGAATTTCTTTGTCTCCTAGGAGACTATAATATTTATTATTTATGTATTTAGTTAATGTCATCCATCCAGAAATCTCTTATTTTGTAACCAGATATTTTTGTCAAAGTCTCTTGTAGCTCTTTTTGTTTCTTTGTAAGTTTTGATGTGATGTCCTCGCTAAATGTATGTATTTTCATATCCGTCAGGTACGTATATGCATTTTCTACTTTCAAGTACTTTTTATCTTCTAGTTGTTTATTTATGTATTCTAGCTTTTGACGGAACACTTTAATATTTTCGTCGATTACATCGTTTACAAAGTCAATCTTTGCTGTAATAACATTCAGTTCGAAGCTTAATTTATTTACTAGATTAGCTTGGCGCTTAATGTAGTATTCGTTCCTGATTCTCCAGAAATGATAAATTATCTCCTCTGGTGATTCCATTTTAACTATTTCATTCTTCTCATTAAACACGTACATGTTCTTAGCGGATATATGGCTTACTAGTTTTAGTTTCTTTTCAATCTCGCGATTATCTTTCCATTCGTATACAGTCTCTAGGGGCATTTTAATTTCAAAATTTACAGTTGTTTCAGTTGACATATTCTTGTAGCCATAAATAGTGTTTTCAGTTTCTAGTTTATCAAGAAATGTTTTATAGTCTTCAGTCCATGTTCCAATAGGTAGTTCTGTAACGGTAATCACATTCGCCTTGATACTGTAATTACCATGTGTAGTCCATTTGTTTTCTTCTATCTTTTTGATAGTTCCAGTGAATCCTTTATACCACGGTGTTAATTCTTCAATTTCTGAATCTTCGTCTTCTACAAGTCTTAGTAGGCGGTCTTTGATATCATCTGGATTGAAACATGGAATATCAGTTGAGAAGCCAGTTCCGATGCCACAGGCGCCATTTATTAGAATAATAGGCATTATTGGAACATAAAACTTTGGTTCAATTGATTGACCATCGTCGTCCAGATAATCGAGCAAGTCTAGGTCATCACTGTTAAATAATTCTTTAAAGTTTTTAGATAGATGTGTGAATATGTACCTTGGGCTAGAAGAGTCTTTGCCACCTAGAAGTCTTGTTCCAAACTGTCCAACTGGTTCTAGAAGATTCATATTATTAGAACCTGTGAATGTTTGTGCAAGATTTACAATTGTATCTTGAAGACTTGCTTCACCATGGTGATAGCTTGATGCCTCAGAAACATAACCTGCTAGCTGAGATACTTTTATTTCATGATGAAGATTTCTCTTGATGCATGCAAATATTATCTTTCTTTGCGAGGGCTTAAGTCCATCTACGAGACTCGGAATAGACCTTACATTGTCTGCGATTGAAAAAAGTACAAGTTCTTTATTAATAAGGTCTTTTATGTTTACCTTTTTAATGTTGTAATCAAGTGTTTCCGGACTCTTGATGTTACTTAGAATCCACTTTTTTCTAGCATCTGCCTCTGTTTTAGTAAATGCTAGATTCAGATATTCTTCATCTTCTTTTGATTCATTTTTATAATTTAGTGTTTTCATGTCTTTGAAATATTCTTTTGCCTCGGCGGATGTGCTAGTACCAAGACCCTTGTAATATTTTACTTTGAATCCTGAGATATTATTTTCACTTTTGTATTTTTTGTAATCATCCACGTTATAGAATGGGATAATCTGAGATTTCTTTGTTAGTTTAATGACAGGTGTTACAAGAGATGAAATGAAATCTGTCTTTAAAAGTTCAGGCCAACCATTTCCGATGAAGTTCACTATAAGACTTTTGATGTGAAATCCATCCGTGTCTGCATCTGTCATAATCATAATTTTGCCATATCTTAGCTCAGAGACAGAAGAATATTTCTTACCGCTCTGAAGACCAAGAATCTGTTTAATGTTATTAATTTCTTCATTTTTTGACAACTGTGCATAAGTTGCCGTTCTCGTGTTTAGAAGCTTACCGCGGAGAGGGAAAACGCCATAAGTGTCGCGTCCCACTACAGAAAGACCAGAGATAGCTGTAGCTTTCGCTGAGTCTCCCTCTGTAAAAATGATAGTACACAACTTTGAGTCTTTTGTTCCAGCTTTATTTGCATCGTCTAGTTTTGGAATTATAACTCGGTTTGTTTTCTTTCCGTCTGTTTTTTGAAGAGACTTCTTTTCTTTGGCATCAGCGATAGCTAGAATATTCTCGATGATGCCCATCTTGGCAACTGATGTAATAAAATCATCAGATGCAGAAAATTTACTACCAAAATCTGAAATCTTGGTAATGTTCTTCTCCTTTGTCTGCGAAGAATAAGTAGCATTTTCAATGAGACAATTGATAAATACGAATATATTGTCTTTGACGTATTGCTGTTTAATTGTTAAATTTTTATGTTTTTCTTGAATTATTTCTGTAACTTTCTTAATTATTGGGTTTACAACATGGTCGACATGTGAACCTCCATCAGAGGTACTGATTCCATTTACAAATGATATACATTGGAAACCAGTATCTGAAGGAGCAATGCCTACCTGCCAACGAGAAGTCTCCTGAATAACTCGCGGACAGTTTTTCTTAGGACCGATGTAAGCCGAAATGTATTCAGAAAAGTCCTTAATTGTTAGTTTTTTATCATTCAGGTAAACACTGACATCTTTACTTGTCATTGCACAGATGTCAAATACACGCTTGGATAGAACCGCTAGTGTATCATCTGTGATACCTGTTGTTCCAAACTTTTCAAAGTCTGGCTTAAATGTAATTTTTGTGTACTCGCTTTTGCAAGTAGAAATTTTAGGTTTATTGATTTTACTTAAATTTTTTTCAAATGTCTGGGTGTATTTCTTGCCATCTTTTGCAGTCTCGACTGTAAAGTACTGAGAAAAAATGGCAGTCAATTTAGCTCCCAAACCATTAAGACCGCCTGTAGTTCTTTTTTGCGAGTCATCGTAGTTGCTTGATGTTAGAAGATTGGCGAAAATTAGCTCCGGAATATAAACTTTGTACTCTGGGTGAATTTCAATAGGGATTCCCGAGTCGTTAAAAACAGAGATTTCGTCATTTTCGATTTTAACTTTGATACACTTAACAGATTTGTTACGTTGGACTTCATCTGCTGCGTTTACCAAAATTTCATCGAAAATCTTAAATATTCCAGGGTTCCATTTACAAGACCTGAGTTCAGCTTTATTATCGTCAATTGTCCAGCAATTACTGATTGTATCTTTGGTATCTCCAACATACATACCAGGTCTTGCTATAATATGTTCGATTTGCGTATACTTCTTGTAGTTTTCCGCCATAATGTGTAATAACTAATTATAAAATGAACTAAATTTTTAAACCAGTTATTTTTTTGTAAAATTTGGCATCGAATTTACTCGCTCGCTTTCTTTAGTTCTTCTATGATTTCCATTATTTGTTGTTCAGTCCGCAAACCCTGAAATCGGGTAGTTGCATCTTTGTACTTAACGATAGTATCAGGTACTGTATAAATCTTATTATCCATAAAAAAAGATTCAAAATCTTCGTTGTCGATTGATATATGATAAAGCATACTGTCTGGTACATTTACAAGAACTTTATCAAGTTCGTTGCAGGGTATGCACCAATCTGCTCCAAATTTTAAAAATACTATCTTTTCTCCAAAATTAATACTATTAATAGAATTATAAGTAGAAAGATCTTTAATTGTAACTCCCATTTATATGTTATATATTATATGATGTATTTTTTTAAGTTTGTATTTACAATTTAAAATTATATTATTAAACTAATAATGACCTTTCTAGATTTTTACGTATTTGATTTAAGTTCTTTGGTTATAATTTTATTGATTGCTTTTTTTTCTTTTATGGCTATTAATTACATTGACGAGAATAAAGATGAAAATTATACATTTAATATTATAACTTCTATATTTTTAGGGATATTCTGTAGCATTTTTTATTCTTATATAACTTTGGAACCCGATGAAATATTAACAACTAATTATTGGGAGTAAATCAAATTTTAAAATAAAAATACAGTTATAATAATATGTCTATTTCTTTATCAAAATTCAATCCTAAGAAAATTGAAGAAAGACGTACATCCGGTTCTGGACCTGCTACGTGTGTTTTTATTGGTAAAAGAGGAACAGGTAAAAGTACATTAGTCGCTGATATACTTTATTACCTTAGAAGAATTAATGCTGGAGTAGCTATATCTGCTACTGAAGACGGAAACGCTTATTATTCCAGTTTTATACCCGACATCTTAATACATTCTGAATACAAGCCTGAAATTATTCAACAAATTATAACTAGACAGAAAAAAGTCATAAATGGTTCTAATAAAAATTTAGACGGAGACGTCTTTGTTTTATTAGATGATTGTATGTATGATAAGCGTATGGTAAGAGATACAAACATTCGTGGTATTTTTATGAATGGTCGTCATTGGAGAATAACATTCATGCTTACAATGCAATATTGTATGGACTTACCACCCGATTTAAGAGCTAACATAGATTACGTATTTATTCTAAGAGAAAACATCATTCAAAATCAAGAAAAGCTTTATAAAAATTTCTTTGGAATTTTCCCACACTTTGGTATATTTCAAGACGTACTAAATAGTTGTACAGAAGGTTACGACTGTTTAGTTCTTGATAATACTTCAAAAAGTAACAATATTCAAGATTGTGTATTTTGGTACAGAGCAAAACCTAATAGAAATTTTAGAATTGGTTCAAAAGAGCTTTGGAAATATTGCGAGAAGAATTATGATGAAAAGAAAGCAAAGACGGTTGAAGAATATGACCAGAAAAAGCTAAAGAAAAAGAATGCTCCAAGTGTTACAGTTAAAAAGCTAAAAAAATAAAATAGGTTGTTCTTCTTTGTTGATGTACATATTCTTTAATGTGTAGTAATTATGTCTCATTTTTTTCTTCTTTGGAAAGATAGTTCTTCTTTTAAATTTTTTGAAATAATATAACTTATTAATTTGTTCAGAACTAATAAGCTTTGTTATAGTATAAAACATTTTGTTTACGATGCAAAAACGTTCGTTATCGTACAGACTTCTATTTTTAATTATTGTATAAAGAATGTCTGGATCTTCCATTTAAATTACAAATTATAAATTACAAATTATATTAATTTTAATTATTTTTAGTTATAATTAGTTCACAAATTAATGTTATTTGTTTTTCGTGAGAGTTTTTAATTATTTTAATAGATTGTTCATGACTATAACATGGTACAGAATTCATAAATAGTATAATGTCACCAACTCTAAGACCGCTTTTATAACACTTATCATTTGTATTTAATTTTAATATTTTAACACCGGGTCCGGACTTATTTGTAGTAATTGTAATCCCAGGTGGACTATTGTCGTTAAAAAAAATCTCTACCTTTTTTGTAACTTCTTCTAATAGAATACTACCATTTGTGTTATTTATAGAATCAAATTCTTTGTCAAATTTAATTTCTAATATAGGCTTTTTACACGTGGGGCATACACAGTTAAACGAAATCCATTTTATAAGACATGTGTAGCAATAATGATGCATACAAGAACCTACACAGCTATTTTCAATTAAATTAAAACAAATTGGACATTCCATTTAATTTCATTATTGTAATAATTTTATTTTAATTTAAAGTTACTTTATATTCTTTATATAATGGACAAAATAGATAAATTATTAGAGATTCCACAATACGAACAGCGGTCTGATATGTGGTTCAAACAACGTGAGAATAAACTAACAAGCTCTGACGCAGGAACAGTTTTAGGTCTAAATCCATATCAAAAACCACACGAAGTTCTTTTTAAAAAATGTGGGTTTGACCCAAAGCCTTTTGTTGGAAATATAGCAACAAGACATGGGCAAAAGTATGAAGACGAGGCCATAGACAAATATTGTGAATTAACTGACCAGGTTAATTATAATTTCGGGCTTATTGCACATGAAGACGTATATAATAATCAAGACTATTATTGGATGGCTGGTTCTCCGGATGGAATAGCTATTTCAAAGAATAATGTAAATGCTGAACCTGTTCTTTTGGAAGTAAAGTGTCCTTACAGACGTAAAATTAAATTTGGGAAAATTCCAGAATATTATCTTCCTCAGGTACAATTAAATTTATTTATATGTAATCTTCGTGTTGCAGATTTTATAGAGTATCTTCCACCGGATACTATGAATATTGTAAGAGTTTATAGAGATTCTCGTTGGTTAGATAAAAATATCCCAATACTTGAAACATTTTGGAAAGAAGTCGAATACTATAGAAATAATGACATCAAATTACATCCAAATTTTCCAAAACAAAAAAGAGTTCTAGACATGACTACCGAAGAAACAGAAGAAGTTCCTCTTTTAGAATACGCGTTTAGAGAATGATACGTTGATAATTTACAAAAAAAGATATTACTTAAAAGAATAACATATACTAAATTAACAATGGGTATTCGAGGACTAAATACCATTATTAAAAAATATGCACCAGACGCTGTTCAAACTTTTGATATTTCAAAATATAAAAATTGCCGCGTAGCGATTGATTGTAGTATTCTGCTATATAAGTTTAAATACGCTTCAAAGGTGGAAAATTCTCATTTAGTTGGACTTGCAAATAGGATTAAATTTTATCTTATGAATGGAATACTTCCTGTTTTTATTTTTGACGGGACCCCTCCAGAAGCTAAAAAAGTTACTCTTGTAAAGCGGCAGGCTATAAAAGAAAAAATGTACATGCGTCTTGAAGAACTTAGAGCAAAGGAAGCAGAAACAGAAGAAGAATCAAAGGCAACTGAGGAAGAAATACAAAAAATACTTTCTCAGCTTATAGTTATTAAGAAGTCTCATGTAGACGAAAGCAAAGAACTTCTTGAAAAAGCTGGCATACCTTATTGTACTGCTCCAGAAGATGCAGAAAAGTATTGCGCATTTCTTCAAAAAAATGGACTAGTTGATTATACAGTTACAGACGACACTGATGCTACAACATTTGGATGCCCATTTATACTTAAAACGTCTATTAATAAAAATATAACAGAGATAAACACTGGTTTAATTCTTGAGAGATTTGAAATGACATGCGATTCTTTTGTAGACTTTTGTATTCTATCTGGCTGCGATTATACCGACCCAATTCCCCAAATAGGACCTGTAACATCTTTTAATCTAATCAAAAAACATAAGAATATAGAAGAAGTTTTGAAAACGCTAAATAAAGAAACAACAAATTTCAATTATATCGTTTCTAGAAAAATCTTCAAAGAATTTGAATATGAAATTCCTGCTAAATTTGAAAAAATTAATGTAGACAAAAAAATTCTACTAGCTTTTCTAAATTTACACGATTTCAAAGAAAATGTAGTTTCAAAATTTATTAAAATTTTATTTTAATTTAATTTATTTTTAATTTTTTGAATTTAATTTAATTTTATTTTTTTTC